TTTAAAAACAAAATAAAAAAGTGTGTTGTTGTCGGACTTCATTTGCCCGACAATTATATTTTTTGTGAAACACATCAAATGTTTGACGTCTTTATTTGCATAGTACCCTCCACAGTAATTCAAGTGGTGTGATAATTTATGTATCCAAGGACCTCTCAGCTGTAAAGTTCTCAGCTCACGTCGCCACCTCTGTTCACGCGTTGGATAATTACCATCGTCTGTGAGGAGAAATAACAATAATGTTACTTATCAGGGTTAGAATTCCAGATATATCCTACGGCGGGAGAAAACAAAATCCGTTTATTTAAAAAAGAAAGAGAACTAATGAAAGATAAGATGAACCCTATAAGAACAACTTTACATGAAGTTAGTTATGACAATATTTCAATGGAGACTCATACACCACAGTGTAATGAGTGTCCTATATCCGAAGATATTTCTTATAGCCCCTCTAAGGATAAGCTATTGAATATCAAAAGGAAGATACAAGATTGGTTAACATCACACAGTATGCATCTATTTTATAGATCTATGACTGATGATGACTATCTTGCTAAGTTAATAGATGATGTATTAACTTTTGTCGTTATGTCAACACAGAATATTGAAGGACTTGGTGTCATTGAGACCATTCTACAAGCTTTCCGTGTTTTCATTAAGTGTAGATTTCACGAGTCCACCTGGAAAACATTATCATCTAGATTTTATGTTTACATCAAAAAAATCTTAGGTGATTTTACAGTCCAGAGTTCGGAATCCTTTTTCGAAGGTGCTCGGGGTTATCTCAATTCTTATAAAAACATTTGCAATAGCGAAATTGCGGTAAAGCTCTATCGTTGTTCCATGTATGTTTTAAGTCTATCAATATTTGATAAACTTGGGTTCTCGTTCGATTCTTTTGGTTATACAAAACTCGAACAAGTTGCCCTAAAGAAGAAATTTTACAAAAAGAGTGATTTTTTGCACGTCCTAGCCGATACTATACTGTTTCTGGCCGAACGTGGCCATCAAATTTATTTGACTGGTGATATAAAGTGCATATTCCATTCCGGAGGCTCTTACAAAAAAATTTATGATACGTGTCGAGAGTG